GATGAGCCGCGCCTGTTTGTGGCATACGATAACCCTGTGCCGGAAGATCGCGAGTATATGCTCAAAGAGCGTGAAACCAATCTGAAAAACTTTGTGACGACAGTAAACGAGGAACGCGCCAAGGACGGTTTGCCGTCTGTAGAGTGGGGCGATGTTCCCGTAGTGCCGTCAACAGGATTGCCGCTGGGGAGTACGATAACCACATCCGCCTATCAAAATACTATCGAACCGCGAAGCGTGACCGGCTCCTACGGCGGCATTAAATCACGCACCAAGGCACCAACCCGCGAACCAGACGATGCCCCGGACATTAGCGGCGGCGCAAACCCGCAGCCTAACAGCGCCGAGAAAGAGATCATGGCAGTCACCGACAGGATGCAGCAAGATCAGGGGCGCGACCTGACAGGGGAATTTGACCGCGTTGCACCTAGCGGCCAGTATGACGCGGTTAAGTTTGACTCAACCGCATACGCACAAACCTACCTTGATGACGCCATGCGCGCCATGACGCCGATATGGGAGCGCGGCCTTATAGTTGGCAATATCGCGTTGCCGGACGGGGCACAGATTGACGTGGGGGCATTTATCGGGCGCGAGGAAACGGCAAAGGCAATCGAAAAACAAACGCTTAAGTTCCTTGAAAGCGAGGGCGACAGCGTTAAGCGTGAGTTCATCCGCAAACTACAGGCTGGCATCAAGAATGGCGAAAGCGTGCCGGAGTTGCGTAAGCGCATTGTTGGCATGTTTAGCGATGAGCGGCGCAATGCACGATCATTGATGATTGCACGCACCGAGAGCGCAAGGGCAATCGAATTGGGCCGTGAGGCAAGTTGGCAGGAAAGCGGCGTAGTGTCGGCTAAGGTGTGGGATGCGAACGGCGACAGTTGCCCTTTCTGCCAAGCCATGCACGGGCGCGTGGTTGAGCTTGGGCAAAGCTTCTGGAACCAGGGCGACGTGATGGAGGTTGAGTTTGAAGGCAAGCCGGTAACGCTCGATCTGTCGTACAGCGACACGCCAGCGCCGCCGCTGCACGTAAATTGCTTAGTGGGTGAAACGACCGTCTTTGCCCCTGATCAGAGGGCCGCACTTGTCGCCCCCTACAATGGCCTTGTAGTCAATCTTACTCTCGCCAATGGCACACGGCTGACCGTCACCCCGAATCACATGCTCGCTACGCCCAACGGGTTCATTCCTGCTCAGTTTCTCGCAAAGGGTGACCACGTACTGTATAGCACCGACTTCGAGAGGATAGTCACGGGAACACCAAATGATAACAGGAATCCAGCCCGCATTGATAATCGCATCAAAGCGGCGGCGAAAGCGTTTGGCATGCCCGCCGCTAGTATGCCAGTGACCGCCGAAAATCTCCACGGCGACGCGGTTGGTGTCAATGGCAAGGTCGACGTTATACCTGTCGATAGCACGTTGCGGTGTGACATCAAAACCGCGAGCAATGAACATCTCTCGCGCTATATTCTCGATGCGACTGGCGTTTCCATAAGTGATAGCATTCTGTTCGATCGTTTGCGCGATCTTTATTCTGTGCTCGTCGGTATGGCTAGCACCTCTGACAGCATCATGAGCGGCGGCAGAGAGTCGCTTGCGCTCGCTTGCGCTCGTTTGGCTCATCCTGAGAAACATGCCTTCGCTCCTGTTCCGTGGCTTGATGCCAGCTTTACGGAGTCTGTTGCATATAACGCCGCGGCTGCACCCATAATGGTGCGCGAGGTTATTAACGCTTCTCCCGGAGTGGTAGAGCTTCAGCATATCGTCGACATCAATCTTGAATCTGTTAGTACCCATGTGTATGACCTCCATTGTTTTAGTTCAATGTACATTGCCAATGGGGTGTTGTCAAGCAATTGCAGATGCAATCTTGAGCCGCAATTCATAGAGGCATAAAAAAGGAGTTAATAATGCCTAAACAACAGGAATCAAGGCCGCTTGTCATACTTGGCGCTGGCCCGACCATGCAGCAGGGGTTAGCAATCGCTCGCGCAAAGAAGTGCGAGGCGTGGGGATGCAACTACATGACCAATCCAGAGATTACGATGCTCTTTCAGGTGCATGGGGATAGCTTCGTCAAGGCGCGTTTTCTGCCGTTTTACCTTGAGAACCCGCCCAAGGTGCCGCTTGTCATGCAGCATGAATGGCGCGAGCTTCCAACAAGCGTTGCATTTCCTATGCGTGAGCATATTGAATTTATCGGGTTTGATCACATATTGAGGGAGGGGCAGAGATCAGGCAGGCCGTATCACGCTTGCACCATGAGTTATATGCTTGCCCTTGCAATTCAGATGCAGTGCTACAACCCGATCCACATTTATGGCGTGGACTTCTATAGTGAGCTACGGCATGAAAGCACCTACGAGCGGCCAAGCGTTGAGTTCTACATGGGCTTTGCGCGAGGGCGCGGGTTGACGCTTGACCTGCCGGAGAACAGCCGATTGATGACCACGAGTGACAACCATAGGCAGGTTTATGGCTTGGAATGGAACCCCGAACTGACAAAGAAAGAAACAGAGGCATTGAGTCACATTGCGGTGTGACTCGCAACACAAAGGCGAAACCATGAGCATGAGAAAGTTCAAGCTTGGAAAATTGTTGGAGAAAGTCAAAGAAGAACAGCGCAGCGAGATTGTGGCAATTGTTGGCGGAATGGCGCAGGAGAAAGGTGTTGACGTGGTAGACCTTGATGCCGTCCGGCGCGACACGACAGAGACGGTTGATATAATCAAGGCCGCGCCAAAGTTTGAAGGCGAGCCGAAAATTGAGAGCGGTAGTCGCGTGTTCCCAATCATCGTAAGCACACGCCAGATTGACCGCGACAACGAGATTGTCATGCCGCGTGGGTTGGACATGAGCGAATGGAAGAAAACCGGCGTCATTATTCCAGGCCACGATTACAGCCAGATGCCGATTGGTAAGGCTGTTTGGGTTGGCGTGAATGATTACGGAGTCAAGATGCACATCGAGGCGGCACCGACAGAGGAGGGCGAAAAGCTCCTTGCGCTTGCAAAGTTCATGCCGCTAACCGCAAGCATCGGCATGGGGCCGGGGGAATTTCTGCGCGCCGGGACGCCAGAGTTTAACAAGGCAACGCGCAAGATGCTCAATGAATGGCCTGAGTTCAACGAGAAGATCCTCGACCAGTTAACCGGCATCATATCCAAGGCCGTTCTTTGGGAAGTGTCGATTGTCAGCGTGCCAGCCAATAGCAACGCCGTACAGACCGCGCTTGCAAAGGCTGCAATCAGCGACGATGAGCGCAAGATTATACGCAAGACGCTTGATCTGCCGGAACCCGAACCACAGGCAGACCCGAAAGACGAGCGCATAAAACAGCTTGAAAGCGAAATACGCGACCTTAAGGCAAAGGTTGATCAGCTTATCACAGAGAAAGCCGAGAGCAAAAAGACGCACCCCAAGCACATTGAAAAGGTGCCGAGCATAGAGCCTGTTGGTTATCCGCGCATTGTCGAGGTTGTCAAATCGCCGGACGTTGAGGCGCACACGAAATTAGCGGTTGACATTGTGCGCGGTCGCGTATGATAATTATATCGTCCTGAGTGTAGGGTAAAGCGGGGCCATCCAAAGCCGACCGCAGCCAAGCACAAGCAAAGCCGCAAAGTGCGGCACATTACCGAACTATTCACGAAACATCGAAAGGTAAACATGAAAGAACAAATCAAACTATTGGCCGAGGTTGAAATTGACGGCGTTAAGTACGCCAAGGGTCAAGTCCTGCGCTGTGACAAAGACACCGCCGCAGACCTGATTGAGAAGGGTGTTGCCGAAGCACACACCGAGAAAGACGCGGGCGAGGACATCGAGAAGCGCATCAAAAGCGCGCTTGAATCCAAGGTTAAAGAGCTGGATATTGACAGCAAGGTTAAAGAAGCTGTTGCATCCACGATCAAGACCGAAGAACAGCACGACCCAAGCTGGGGCTATGGCGCTCCCGTTGTGGCCGGAAAAGAACGCTCTAAGGGCGCAAAGATTCACGCCGCCGCTGAGTTTTTCAAAGACGTTAAGGCTTCAGCCGATGGCCGCACGCCGGAGCGTTTGGAAAAAGCCATGCAGCTTGGCGCAAAAGCAGCCGGAACACCGGGGCAGACGATTGCCGTCGACGACGAAGGCGGATATGCTGTACCGACCGAAACGCGCATCCTGCTTGACGGCGCGACCATTGAGTCCGCGCTTGTGCGCCCGCAGGCCACTGTTGTGCCGATGAGTACAAAGAGCATCGAGCGAACCCGCGTTCAGGATTATGACCACTCCGGCGGCTATGTCGCAGGCGCGGCTATTGCTTACTGGGAAGGCGAAAACGCCACGCAGACAAGCTCAAAGATCAAGTTTGAAAAGAGCAAGCTTGACCTTAATAAGCTGACGGCGCTTGGTTATATGTCCCACGAAATGCTCAAGTTCTCGACCGTTTCCGGCGGGCTGCTTGTGCAGGAGCTTGGCAAGGCAATCGCGTTTGCTGAGGATGGCGCATTCCTGACAGACGGCACAGGGGCCGGACAGCCACAGGCCATCATGAAGGCTAACGCCAAGATTCAGGTGACACGCGACACGGCAAGCTCAATCGTACTCGCTGACATCCTCGGAATGCTGGCGCGCCTGCGTGTTAAGAGCAGATCCGCTGTTAAGTGGATATGCAACCAGACATGCCTGCCTCAGTTGGCGCAGCTTAATCTGGCGGTTGGTACTGGCGGCGCTCCTGTCTGGATTCCTAACAATGACGCACGGCAGGGCATCCCTGGATTCCTTTATGGCTATCCTGTGCAGTTCTCTGAGTATCCAGAGGCGCTCGGAACGGCTGGCGATATCATCCTTGGTGATTTTAGCCAGTATGAGATCGGGGATTTTGTCGAGGGGCCGGACGTTGCAGAGTCAATGCACGTTAAGTTCCTTGAGGCGCAGACCGCATACCGAATCATCAAGTATGTTGATGGTCAGGTCGGGCCAAAGAATGTGTTCACTCCGAAGCATGGCGACACGCTTGCTCCGTTTGTTCACTTGAGCTAGTTCAATCGGGGAACGCTGGCCGCATAGGGCGGTCAGCAACCCCATA